CGATGATCGGCGCCCAACTCTCGCGGTTGGTGACCTGGGGAAAGAGCAAAGGGTTTGCCCACATGGTATGCTCACAATTTCCTGTAGAACGATCCCATGATGATCAGCGGCGTGTTGTTGTGCGGGCCGTTGCCGCCGGTGCTTGAATTCGTTCCGGTCGGCGTGCCCGCGCTGACCGCCGTGGTGCTATCGCCTCCACCACTAATCGGAGATGTCGAGCCTCCCGAGCCGCTGTACGACACCACCCCGTGATACGGCAGCGGATGAGAATGCGTCGGCATCAGGTCGCCCGCGAAAGCGTGCGTATGCGCCGGCATTTCCGCCGTCATGAGCGTATGCGTTGCCTCACCACCCTTCCCTGCCGCGTTGGCCGACGTGAAGGCTGAAAACGGCACGCCGGCGAGGACGCCGTTATCCGAATTCCCCATTGCGGTGCTGCCACATGGCGAATACCCGCGCTTGTCAGGCAGCGTGATCCGTTTTCCCGCATTGAAATCCGCAAGCGGGGCCGCACCGCGGCCGCCGAGAACAGGGCAAATTGCATCTCCATAGATGCTCCACAGAAATACGTATAATGCCTGGCAATCTGCATTGGCGCGCTCGCTCGCGCCGCTCACCGCATTGCCGATGGTCCTGCCGTTGTCACGCACCCATCCGGTGCGCGTTCCCTCGACATCCAGCCACATCACATCGCCAGTTTGGAATATGGCGGCCGGATCGACACTGCCGCCGCCACCACCCCCGCCGCCGGTCGACGGCCCGATAACGAGCATTGACGGGTAATCAAATTGAACAACACCGCTGGCGTCAGTTAACCTAACGTGAACCGAGCCATCGGCGAGGTAGAACATCGGCACGCGGCCGCTGTTGTCGCCCGCCAGCGGCCACGGGTTCTTGACGGTGAGCCCCTGGTCGAGGAAACTGTCTTGCGGCGTGGTGGTATTCGCGGCATAAATGTACAGCAGGCAGCCGGCCAACGGCTGGCCGATCGCGCTGAACTGCTGCGACAGCGGAATGCCTGGGAGGGTGCCGGCCATTGTATTACGTCCTACAGCTTGTCATCGCGTTTGTGGTCCTCGCCTCTAATGCTGATCTGCATTGGACGCCCAATGGTTACACGGCTGGCCTCGTCGCCATGTTCGCCGCCTGGATCGGAACCAAGGTGGTTGCGTGTTTCCATCTATTGGCCCTTTGTGCCTTCGATCTTGTCCGTGCTCCGAGCTCCGCTAGCGATCGTATTTTGAGCGACCAGGCGAGCCACCATCGCTTGGGCGCGAACAGACTGCGGCGGCTCGCTCGCCAGAGCGCGCAGCATGGGGGCCGAGCGTGGATCAGTAATGATCGACGCGATCTGGTTGAGGTTGCGCCCGAGTTGCCACTTGCCGATGGCATCGTGCATGAAGTGCCACCATTCGCCGGGCGCGAGGCCGTATTTCGCGACATTCTCGGTCGCGCCCCCGGTAGACAACCGGGCAAGATCTCGCTCGTTGAAGGCGGTCAGCGACCCCTGGGGCTGCCGCGCCCCGGTGGCTTGGGCGACCTCCAGCATCCGCTCAACGCCGGGCCAAAGGCCCTTCCCACCCGGTAGCGCCTCGATCGCCGCTTGCAGGTTCGCCGCTTTCACACCGGGCGCCGCCGGATTACCAACAAGATTTTTGGCCCACTGCGCGCCGGCAAACTGTGCAGCCTGTTGACCGCGTCCGGCTGAGTTGAAGGCGTCCTCCAACTGCATCTCGACGTGGGCTCGCACGAGTTGCCGCGCCGCCTCAGGATTGCGCTTTGCAATGGCCGAAACAGCGGTCGATATCTCGTCGGCGCTGCCGGCAAGCGGATTGTCCGGGAATAGCGCGCTGACCGCCCGCTTGGTATCGGGCGCATCAGCGATTTGACCGAGCGGGCCTTTCTGGAGCGGAGTTAGATATTTTTCCCGGAGTGCCGCCTGCGTTTCGAGCGCCGCTTCGTAACTGCTCGGACCTTGCGTCGCCTGCCGATCGGCAGCAATTGCGGCAGATTTCACCTCTCCGGCACGCGTTCCCGCCATAGCCGCCCCAAATTGCGAGGCTTCGGGATTGGTCGGCTGTGATAGATTTCTGGCGCGTTGGCTAAGAACTTGTTTGACGGCGTCATAAACCGCAATCGAGCGATCCGACTGCACACCGAGCACGCTGCGCCATGCTGGATCGCTGCGCACCGTGTTAAGTGCGCTCTCAAATAATGGGTCATTGATCATCGCCGCATGAACAGCCGGCGGCACAAGCGTTTGCCCGGAAGCCTCATACATGGGCTTCGTTGCCTTCGTGATCGCCTTGTTCACGTCGTTGAGTGTGCTCGTTGCGGCCTCCGATGCGGCGGGGCCGATCATCGATGGTGCCGTGGTCGCGGCGGCGATGTTGGCGGCCTCCTGCCCGGCCGCCTCCTGGACCTGCGCAGGGCGCTGCCCCATGTAGGTTTCCATCGTATTGCGGCTCTGCGGTGCACTCTCCACGAGTCGCTGCGCATTGGTCAGGATTGGGCGCCCCGCGACTTGGCTCAAGGCTTCCGGCCAAGTGAGCGAAACGCCCTTGGCGATGCCGTCCTGGATCAGCGCGCTTGCCTGATCGACCATTGGCGCAGTGACACCAGCCGGCAGGTTTTGCTTGATGGCGGCAACCGCCGTCTGTGGTCGCACGGTCGCTGCGCTCGCGCCTCCGGTCAGGAGGCCAGTTGCGATGCGCGCATAGTTGCCGTATCCGCTTTCGTCGAGCGCCTGCCCTGCGAGCTCCGAAGTGACGCCGGGAATGACCGCACCTCCAACCACCCGGCGCGCGGCGCTGCCTGGCCCCATCGCGGCGGCCGGCAAGAATTCGCCGGGTGCCTGCGCGATCTGACCAAGGCTTGTCTTTGGATCGTAGAGCGGCCCGGTAACCTTCTCGACGCCCTTGCGCACGTCCGCCGACGTTGGCATGTCGGGCGACATGAACGTAAAAACTCCGAGCCGATCGTTGAAATGGTCGATCAGTTGCTTGCGCTGCTCGGGCGACTTGTTCGGTGAAATAAAATCAACCAGTTTTTCGACGCCGCGACTGAGCAGATTGCCCACGTCGCCGCCCTGGCCGGCGAAGCCGATCGCCCCCTTGACCGGGCCGATCGCGGCCGACTTGGCGACATCCGCCGCAACCTCACCGGCGGACATGGGCGGCGCGGCAGGAGCGCCAGACGTGTCGTATTGTGTTCCCCATGGCTCTTGTGGCTCTGGCTGTTGCGTGCCACCACCTTGCGCACGAGCGCCGGGTGTCGCGGTCGCCGCCCCGCCGCCCCAATTGGTTTTCCAGGGATCGTCCACCATTAGGGCGTCCCACCCTGACGAAACCGCTGGACCTGCTGCGCCGTTGAGATCGGCGTCCAGCTTGCCTTATCGTTGGGATCGCCACCGTCGAAACGATATTTGATGTTGCCGCTGCCCGTTCGCACGGCGCCAACTGGGAGCAGTGACGTTTGCAGCCTCGGCGCCTCGAGCGCGTAAATTTTGGCGGTTCGCTGCGATGGCGTAAGGCTGGTATCAGACGAGATCGCTCCGACTTTCTGGTCAAAATCCGAGATCAGCTTGAGATTTTGCACAGATATCTTTCGGCCGGCCGGGGTCGTCATGAGGCCGCCGAGTGCATTTTTGAACGATGTGAGCTCGGCAGCCATCAGCCGCCCAGAGCCTTCCGGGCGAAGCTGCGGAGCCAGAAAGTCAATCGCGCGCTCGTAAGCTTGAATATCGCTCAGACCAGCAGTGTCGATGCCGTGGGCGCCAAGGTATGACTGTATCTTGGGAATGACGCCGTAACCGACCTTTTGGCCGAGTGTGTCGACCGCGTTGAGCTTCGCAGATTGCTCCTTTGCCGCAATGCCTTTCTGCGTAAGTGTGTCGAGCATGTCGGAGGTTTTCTGTTCCTCATGCTGCCGAGCCGCGATATCCGCTTTCTGTTGCTCCTGCGCGCGTTGATAAGTCAACGGATTTGCCTGTCCGGACGCAACCGCATTGCGCTGCTCGGGCGTCGGCGCGAGTGCATCTAAGACTTTGTTCCCTGTGGCATAAAACTGCTGTGCTTTTGACCTTAAAGCGGCACCAGATCCCACGCCGCGTATGTGTTCCTGCCTGGTTGCTGCGTCATCATAAGCATTTCCTTTTGTGAACTGGTCGTTCACAAAGCCCATTGGGTTGCCCTTGAATTGTGGGGGCAACATTGGGTCGACTGCCGATGGATTGGTCCGCGCGACTTGTTCAGCCTGCGCGACTTGGGCATTCGGCGCGGGCTGTGGTGGTTGCTGTGGCGCTTGCGGCGCGACTGGCTGTGGCCGGATCAACTGTCCTGGAACCGTCGCCACCGGCCGAGGGACTAGAGGACTATTGGGATCGGGCGGTGGCCCTGCAACAGCACCTCCAGGAACGACCTGTCCAGTCTTGAGCAGATTCGCCTGCGCCTCCGCAGTGGACATGTTCTCAGGGATATTTTGCCCTGGGTACACGGTCGTGTCAGCGCCGCCGTAGTTTCGCACCGGCGTAGATGGCCCGGACGGCTGCGCGGGCTGGACGAAAGGCTTCGCCGTGTCCGAATACGTGGGTGCAGCCGTTGGCGCACCCGCCGGCGCGTTCATGCCGAGAGGATTTGGCGGCGCAGAAGGTTGTTGCAGATCCTGTTGGGCATAGAGAGCAGTAAAAAGTTGGCTAGCGCCGCTATAGTCGCCAAGGCGGAATAGCCTGTTGGCAACATTCATATAATCTTGAGACGTCGGATTATCCGGCAGGTCTTTCGCGACGTTCTGGATCGCCCGCTGGCGCTGCAGTTGCTGGCCCTGGTAGTACGCCGTGCCGAGCTCGCCGAGCGCCGAGAAGTCAGCCTTCGGCGGCACGAGGCTCGGCGGCGGCGGAAGCTGGACGTTGTCCCAAGCGGCCATTTTACTTTACGCCCCTAAATAAAGGCCGATGCGGTCTTGGCAAGGTTGCCGGCGAAATTCCACAGGTTCTGCGAAGCTTGGTACGGTGCCATAGCAGCCGCGGCCTGCGCGTTGCCGATGCCGACATTGGTGCCGTAGGTCAGGCCGGCCTGCTGGCCGAGGTTCTGGTTTTGCAGGTTGGCGAGCCCGGAATAGCCCTGCAGCGCGCCGCCGGCATTCGCGGTCGAGGCGCCGATAAACGGCTGCAGGTTTTGCACGTACTGGCCCCAGTTTTGGTTGGCGAGGTTCGAGGCAAGCCCGGTAATTCCCGCCGCGGTGTTGCCCGAGCCGAGCGCGCCGGTCGACGCCTGGTTGCGCATGTAGTTCTGCGTCGCCTGGTCGAGTTGATACTGATAGCCGGGGCTGCCCTGGAAATTCTGGACGGCCTGCGCATTGCCTTGTGGACCGTTGACGCCGAGCGCATTCGCGTAGGCGGTCTGCCCCGCCTGCGAAGTGCCGAGGTTTTGCAAGAACGGCGCAACACCCTGCGTGTACGACTGGGTGCCCTGGGTGAGCCCCTGCTGCAGCAGCGGCTGCGCCTGCGTCTGCGCGGTGCGCAGCGATTGCTCTTGAGCCTGTGCCGCCTGGATGGCATCGTCGGGCGAGAACAAATCGAAGAGTCCGATTGTCGCCTCCTATTTCTAGATGTCCCTGATCCGCAGATCGCCGGCGCTGGTCTGGTACAGGCCCCCCAGGGGCACCCCCGCCGCGGCCGCCGCCGCGTCATTGGCTGCGACCACGTTTGCATATGCGACGAGTTGCAGGATTATATCGGCCGACTGAAACCATTCGATCCAGGGCCGCGGCACCGACACTGCGCCCGTCACAGGATCGACCGTGACGAGCGGGACGTGCGGCTGTTGCGGCAGCGGCTTGGGGCGCCTCATTGCCATTACGGCGCCCTCACGGTGGTGGATTGCGTGCCGCCAATGTGGCCGACATAGACCGGGTCGGCGATGTCGAGCCGCCACCGGCGACCATAGCGGGATGACGTGCCGAGCGATGTTGCGTAGCAGGCGTGTCGGCCATCAGCCTGCTTGCCGAGCTTGCGCATGATCGGCACGCTCCATTTCGTGCCGCCGTCGTCTGACCACGATATTTCGACGGTCGGATTGACCTCGATCGGATCAATTCCGGTGGCGATGCCGACGCCCGGCTGGAACTCAAAATCAACTCGAGCGACCCTGGTGCGAACCGGGAAGTCTGCCACCGCTCCGCTTTCAATCCGACAAACCTGCTGCGTGTTAAATTCGGTGTAGGTGTTGCCGTCAATCGCGCCGATGTTGCCCGACAAGGTGTCGCCGAGCAGCCACTTGTTGAACGCGAGCGTGCCGAACATGCCGCGCCAGCGCGCGAAGAGGCCGCCGAGCATGCTCATGCGCTCGTTCCATTTCTGGCTTTCGAGGTTGAATTCCCAGGTAAAGCCCGGCCCCGAAATCGTCCAGAACGATTTGCCCGCGACTGTGTAGCAGCCTGCCTGCAATTGGGTCGGGTCGACCTTCGCCTGAGCCTGGATCAGCCGGTCGAGGTCCGGCGAGCTCACCTTGTCGGGCTGCAGGCCGGCGCCGAGCCGGTAGACGCCGCAATTGTCGGCGACCCACAGCATGTTGCCGAAACCCTCTTCCCAGCCGGCGACTGCGGTGGGCGCGATCAAGCCGCGATCGAGCACGGCGAGCCGCGAGTATGGGAAACCCGGTGCCGGATTAGCCGTGTCGCTCCATACTTCGCAGCCCGCCGTAGTGAAGATGAACAAGAGGCCCTTGTGCGCCACCACGCGGATCAGCGCGTCTTGTGACTTGCTTTCCGCCGTGATGAAGCACAGCGGGTCGATCGAGGATGCGTTGATCCCGGAAGCGAACACCCGCCGGTCGCCGATGCCGAAGAAAAAGTAGCCATCCTGAAAGCATACGCTGTTCGGGAACGGCAGATCGGCATCCGGCCAGGCGGCCGGCGCCGCGCCCGTGGCGTCAGTCAGAAACGCGCCGTTCTCGGTGACGATCGCCACCTGACAGGTCGGCACCAGATTGTTGCGCGCCATGAACACCGGCTTGGTGCCGGCGAGCGCGCCAACGTCAGAAACTGCACCTGTGGCGTCGACCTTCTGTAGCCGGCCATTGAAGGCGATCAGCATGAAATTGGTCACCAGCAGGCCGCCGCGGTAGCCGTTTTGGGTCGTGGTACAAAACGTCGTCAGGCCAGGCTGCCGGTGGCGCACCGAGCGGCCGTCGATGGTCGGCTCGGCCGCGCAGTTGATCAGCCGGCCGGCGCCCTCGAGCGGCTGGCCGCCAGGCGCGGTCGACACCGGGAACGGTATTTTTGGCGTCGGCATCAGAAGTACTCGTTCCGCAGCCGCTCGTAGGTCGGCCGGCCGCGCACGATCGCGCGGATCTGGCTCTCGGCCGTCAGCACCGACACCGCAAGCTTGTCGAGCTCGTCCTGTTGCAGCCCGAAATTCTGCTTGTTCGAGTCGGCCACCAGGATGGCGACCTGGATGAACACCTCGTCAGGGACAGCGTCAGGGTTTGGGATGTAGACGAGCTCGCGGGCGGCGAGGCTTTTGAGCACCGTGTCGATGTCGTCGTCGATGATCTTGGCAGTGTCGGCGTCGATCGTCTGCCCGACCGCCGATATGCCGAGAACGTCGAGCGCCTTCCCGACCAGGTCCGCCCGCGTTCTGCTCATTCGCCCTCGACCATCTTGCGGTCATCGTGCGCGATCGGGTCGACATCCGCACCCGCCGGCGGGATCGGCTCGGCCGTTGGCTTGAACCGCTCTGCCCGCGGGTGGCCCTCGACTTCGAACCACGGATTGTTTCTCGCCATCGCGACCAGATCCCTGCGCCTCACTACTTTTGCTTCGCCCGCCTTGAATATTTCGCCGTCCCAGTTGATCTCGACCGGGTCGCCGTTTTCCAGCGGATGGTAGGTCACCTTGACCTCCTTGGGCTCCTGAACCTTGGGCGGTCGCCCTGGTCCGCGCCGCGGAGTGTCGTCTTCGTGTTCGTTCTTGTCGTTCTTGTGCGTGATCATGTGGTTTTTCCCTTTGAGTCAAAAGGACCAGCGGGGGGCTAGACCCCGCTGGCCAAGTCCCGAGGCGTCACTGATCGTTGTCGGGGAAGAAGGTGATCACCAGGGTGGCATCACCGGCAGTCGCCGCACCGCCGGTCTGGGAATATTTCAAGTAGATGTCTTGCTCGCCGGCGGTCGCGACCACGATCCCGAGGCCGGCGGGCGTTGCGGGCGCCAAATATCCGGCGGCGTGGATGCTCGTCCCCGCCGCCAGGATGTCGACGCCGCTCGCCGTCGTTCCGAGTTGGATCGTGTCGGTCGTCGCCGAGTTGAACGCCGTATTCACGTGCAGCGCGATCGAATTGATGAACGCCCGCGCCGGCAGGCGCCCGATCTTGACGCCGGCCGACAGCGCCGCGACGCTGCCGACCGTGATCCGATAGCGCATGAAGTGTAGTTGCTGTTCGCCCGAATTGCGTGCCGCAAAGGTTGGCGGCACGGTCAGTGCGAGCAGGCCGAGGCCGGCGGCCGGCACCGCCGCAGAGGCGCCGACCGTGAGAGCAATAACAGCGACTGCGAGCACGAAGGCAACGCACGCCGCGATCTTGAGGTTTTTCGACATGGGATGAACCTTTCGATTTGAGTGCGCGGTTAGGCGTCGGCCGTCGCGGTGACGAACACCGTGGCGATGCCCCATTCCTTGAGCAGGCCGGCGAGGTCTTTCTTGACGATCTTGCCGACGCCGTAGGCCATCTTGATGCCCGCGCCCCGGAAGAACTGATAGTCGTCTTCCTTGAGGAACGTCAGCATCGGCATCCGGCCATAGACCAGCGCCGCCGCCATTTGTCCGCACAGGAAGCACGGCGCGATGCGCGTGCCGCCCGATCCGGCGGTCGTGTAGAACACCGGAAGGCGGATCGACATCTCCGGGATTTCCCGAATGATGATACCGTTGTAGAGAAGGTCGCCATCCTGGAACAGCGGGTTCTTGTTGATGCCGTCGCCTTCACGAGCACGCGCGTTGGTGTTTGCGCTGATGATCGTCGAGTCGGCCAAGAGATCGCGGAACGGTTCCTGGCCGACGAACATCACGAAATATTCCCTGCCGTTGGTCAGCTTGAACGGCCGGATGCGCGGATTGGCCGCTTTGGCGATGCGCTTGATCTTGGTCAGGATCGAAGCCGACAGCGGCATCGCGTTGATGTTGGCGCACGACGACGCAAACACGCCG